ACACTAGAACTGTGCCTTCAGCATCTGCTCCTGGCATCTCTGCTATGTCTCAAGATCTGTGTACTGTTGGCGTTGGTATAGGAATACAAAAGCCACTTATAGGTGGCAGTATTGGTATTACCAAACGTGATATGAATTGTGAAAGAATGAAACTGGCTAAACTTCTTTTTGATTTTAATATGAAGGTTAGTGCTGTTGCTATATTATGCCAAGATGCAAGAGTATTTCAGAGCATGGTCATGGCAGGCACACCTTGTCCGTTCCAAGGAAAGATTGGAGCTGATGCTCTAGCTGAATGGAATAAATATGATCAGCAAAGACCAGACTATGAAGAATATACTAAAGCTCTTAATTATATGCAAAGAGTTGATAATAAAATTGCAATAGAATTAGAACAAGAGGCTAACCCAGATGAACAAATTATTACTGACGGTAACGGCAATCGTATTAAACTCGGTAACGATTAGTGCTGATACTGTTGTAGTCATACCTGACACACCCAATGTGGGAGATTTTACTACTGTCACAACTGTGACAACAGGTAATCCTGTTACTAGTAATAACTTGATAAGCCAAGATTTTGCTGATGGTACTTGGAATGGTACTATGTTTCCAGATAATTCTGATCTTAATCACTCAACTTGGTTGACTGGCAAAGATGGCAAGTATGCAGAAACTTCAATAGACTCAGAAGATTATGTTTCACTAGAAGAACTAAAACTAGGTTTTACTTCAAACTTTACAGCTAATATTAGGTGGTGGAATCAGGTTGAATCTACTGTTACAATGACGCAATCTATTAGTAACGGTATCGACACCACAACACAAAGCACAACTTTTGAAGACACCACAAACTCTAGCTATCAGGTAAATCCATATGGTAATATTTTAGTAGTTAATCCTGATGCCAATATGACACACGGCACCGCAACCTATAGGTTTGATTTTGATATCGTAAACGACAATCAAGCAGGGTATAACGGAGGCCATGCTGGCGTGGATGTGCGAGACCCATCAGCCAGGATAGACTATACCGCTTTATCTAGTACTACTATAAGTGAGATAACATATTGTTGGCAACAGACACCACCAACATGCCCAGGTCAGGAAGAGATAGAAGATGTTCAGGATATTATTGAAGAGATAGATACTATTATAGTTGACTTTGAAGTGCCAGAAGATACATTTTTACCTGAGTATGTGGAGATAGACTATGAGTTTAATGATATCTTTGAAGATGAAATTATAATAGAAGAAGATACATTTGAAATTTTAGCACTTGATGAATTTTTTTTTGAAGAGGATTACTTTCAAACTGACTATTACGAAGAGCCTGAATTGGAAGTCTTTTTTCCAGAAGACATTATGTTGGTAGAAGAAATAGAAATGTTTGATGCTCTACCACCAATAGAAATGTTTGAAGAAATACCAGTAATTGAAGAGATATATGAGGCAGTGCCTGAAACAATGTTTGTAGAAGAATTTACAGACGAAATGCAAGAGGAGTTTATAGATGAAGTTGAAGAATATTTTGAAGAGCCTATGGAAGAAATTGCCATGGTTGAAGAAGAAGTTGTGCCTATGCAAGAAGAACCCAGTATGTCAGTGCAAGAAACAATCCAAGAAGAAGTCGTACAAGAAGAAAGTATCCAAGAAGAGGTTATCGAAGAAGAACCAACGGAAGAAGTAGTCAATGAAATTGAAGAGCAACCCAGTAGCGAAGAGCCTATTGCAAACGAACCAGAACCAACAACAGAAGTTGCCGAACAAGAAGAAGTTATCGAGGCACCAATTGAAGAAGGACCTACAGAAGTTGCAGAAGAGCCAGGAACAGAATCTAAAGGAGACGTGGAAGTTGATCTAGATATTAAAGTTGCAAAGATTGAACAGGCTATACAAGGTAAAATAAAAAATGTTGCACAACAAATAGATGCAACACTAACAGTTATAAATGAAGTAGTTAGTAGAGAAATGATATCTCAAGAACCTGATATGTCATCTTACTTTAATGCTAATTTAGCATTGTTTGATACTAGACAATTACCATCAGGTAATCCAGATTTTTTTCTACAGGCTAGTCTTGATAGCTACAGCAAACCTATTTACGTTGCACAAGTAAGTATAGCAGGAACAGATCCTGTAGTGCAACATCAAATTAAAGTAAATAATGCAAAACAAAAAACAAATGAAGCATATAAAAAATTAAAGGAGTTATTAGATGCAAGGAATATTCAATAAATTAGCTAGCTATGCCGCACTCGCAGGCGTTATTGGAGCTATTGGTGGAGGCTTTATGGCATGGGGTGAGTTTAATAATAGAATAGCACAGCTAGAAAATACAGAGTTTGTAATAAATCAAGAAGTAGATTTATCTGATATTATAAAACAATTGGAAGCACTAAAAGGTGACATCAAGATTAATGGGGCTGCATTAGAATATCTTGATGCAAGGATAGAAGAACTAAAGGCGGAACAAAACAACCCTTTGTTAAATTAGGAGTACATATGGTAGACACACTAGCACCAAAAAGAGTATTTACTCAGAGAGAGTTAGACACAAGCCTAACTCCTTCACCAGTTGCTGCTGCTATAATGCAACCTGCTAAAAATATTATGGATATGTCTCCAGATCAAAAAATGCCTGGGGGTGTTATTCAGCAGCAATCAGATTTTTTAGTAAACACAGATAATGTAATGGCACAGATGAAGGAGAAGCAAGCTCCTGGCACGGCTGAAAGAGAACAAACTGTAAGATCATCAGAAGAGACTACTGCTGAAAAACAAACAGGAATGAGAGCTACAAGAGAACAACCTCAAGGATTAGTAATGAGACCTGTTGAGTATGCAGCTGAAGGATTTGAAGATAAAGAAATAAATAACCCAGTTGTTGTGGGAGAAAAAGGCGCAGAGATGATAGTTCCTACAGGTGATGGCAGGTTTAGTGTGCTAGATGCTAAGACCACAAACGGATTAA